GACGAAAGCGAGTTCCCTTGTTCTGCTTATGGATGGGCGCGTGTTTATGTTGAGGCTTATGTCCCGCCACTTAGTCGCGGACGGCTTGATTACACCAAATACCAAGAATACGAGGATGCTATAAATCTTGTGATTGCAAATGCGATTGGCAATGATGATGGTGAATTTAGCATACAAGAACAAAGCGTGTTGTCTATGGACACGAATGAAAATTCTAACGCAGACAACCAATTTTTCTTGTTTGTGAAATCTTTCATTGTAGTAATAAACAAATAACAAATAAACCAAACAAAATTTAGCAATTATGGCAAAGAGAACAACTTTGAAGCCTATTGAGTTGGGCTATCGCGCAGTAGGTTCTAGTGGTGATTACACCAAGTTTATGGGCGTTCTGAAGGGTCTTACCATTGGTCAGGACGAACCAGATAGCACCGAGATTGAAGCCGAGTTCTACGATTCACCCTTCGACATCTTCTATCAGGGTAATCCCGTCACCATGACGTTTGAACTTGCAAACTACGACCTCGCTGAGCTTCCCGCAGTATTCGGTGGTTCTGCTACCGCCGCTACATCTAGCGCAGCCGACGAGTATGAGGCAGCCGTTGCCGCCACCACTAACGAGTTCGAGTGGAAACTCGACTTTAGCCGTGGTAATGCATCGCTTGTCATCTATCGTGGTCTTACCATCGGTACTATCAAGAAGGACGAGGATGGCGCACTGAACTATTCGGTTACCATTAGCTCGCTTGTCTACACCGATGGCGACGAGCAAGACCACCTCTACAAGATTATCGGCAAGAAAACAAGTGCTTAAAAACTTTTCGTTTTCGTGAACGTGGGGAGCGTTTATTGGGGACACCCCAGTGACGCTCCCTTTTGTTTTCACGAAGATGTAACACAAGAAAAATTAAACACGTTTACGAATATGAAAAAAAAGGAAAAGGAAATAAAAACAAGCGAACCAATAACGGAACTTCAAGACTTTCCCATTGACATCAAAAGGGACATTATTGACATCCTAAATGATACTCCTACCATTGTCAAGTTAGGTGATGGCGAATTTCGCATCCAAAATATGCGTTATTATTCGCTGTATCGCATTTGTAGGCTAGCATTGGATATGCACCAAGCCGACGAAAATTTAGACGATGACAACAAAATTCTCACGGCATTATGCACCGACCTTGATGCCATGTGTGAAATTGTTGCCATTATTCTTTGTAACCATTTGTTCACGCCCGATGGTAACATGACAGACGAGGAGGGGAAATCACGCAATGACCATTATGTTTCCGTGATGAAGATGAAAGTGATGAATAGCACATTTGAGGTGAACCAATGGGCAGGAATTGTGCTTGCCGCCATTAAAAGCATTGACTTGTCGGGTTTTTTTTTACTCAAAAAATCGGTGAGTATGCTTACGGATTCTCTTCTGACGAGGAAGAAGAAGTCAATGGAGACAGCCTCACTGTTTATGGAAGCACAATCATTGCGGATGCAGCCGACTTCCTAAAGGTGTTCACGCAATACACGCTTGATGACTATCTATATCGGCTAAGTTGTGCAAGGATTCAATTTATGGCAATTGATAACACGCACACAAAGTATTTGAAAGGCGCGGACAAAAAGACATGGAAAAACTACAAGGAGGCACTTGATTCACAAAAGCAGTTGGACAAGTTCTTTAACGGTCTTAATGCACCCGAACTTGAAGATGGTGAAGAATTCGATGTTCCGATTAAAAAGTAAAAGATATGCAAAACGAAGCGACAATCATTGTTGGAAGTTTGGACGATAGCCAGATTAAAAAGTCTATCCAAGAACTTGTGCAAGCGGTTGCTGACGGCACGCAAAAGATGAAGCAAAATTTTGACACAACGATTGACGGAATGTTGCAAAAAGTTCGTCAATTGAACAATGTCAAGATTGATGCAGGTAGTGCCAATGCAAACACGCAACAAATAGTGCAACAAGAACGCCTTACACAAGCCGTTAAAACCACTACCCAAACATTTGATGCACTTGCCAATGCGCAACAAAATGCCATGCGACCGAAAAGCGCACAGGATAGTTTCTATGTCTTTGTTCAAAGTTATAGGGATAATCTTTCAAAGCTAAAAGCAGAGATTACATCAATGCCTGGTATTAGCCTTGATAGGCAATTTGCGGAATACCAAAGGTTTGAAAGGCAAATTATTGAGGTGCAAAATAGAATTCAAGAACTACGAGCGCAACTCAATACATTGTATTCAAATCCCGATAGGTCAAGAATGGAGGTTAAAGCCATTACCGACGAAATTGACCGTCTGCAATCCAAAATCAAGCAAATAACATCCGAACAACTACAAAGCACTAGTAGGATTGCGCAAGAAGAAAAAACCGCACTTGCCGCAAAGCAAGCCGAATATGACAAGCAACGTCAAGCATTGCGTGAACTAACAGTTGAACAACGAAGTGCGACAGAAGCGTCGGCGGCGCAAACATCACAAGAACAAAGAAAGACTGAAGAAATTAGGCGACAGGCACAAGCCATTCGTGAAAGCACATCTTGGAAAGAAAAAGGCGTAGGCTATTATTCGACATGGGTCACCGAGGATGATGTACGCAAGTTGGCTTCTATGCCAATATATGCAAAATCAACATTATCCGTTGAGGAACAAATCCTTAAAATTGAACAGCAAATTGCCGCCGAGAAACAAAAACGTGAACGTGCATCACAAATTGAACAACAAAATGCGCAAGCAGAAGCTAGTGCGGCACAACAAAGGCTTACTATTGAGCAACAAATAACACAAGAGCATCAAAAGCGCAATAAGTACATTTCTCCAAATGCCGAAATAGGTAATCAGGGAGCATTTAATAACATGCTCGCAAATAAACTAGGAATTAGCAGAGAAGAGGTAATTAATTCTAGAATGTATTCCGATTCTTTGGAAAAAATCACTAGTGAATACAAGCAGCTTGAAAGTGCCTACAAAAAAATGACGGCTACCGAAAGGCAATCCCCTTTAGGTAAGCACACAATTGATAGGATGCAATATTTACAGCAAGCCATTCACATGACTAAATCTGAAATGTCGCGCCCTATAAACATGAGCTTTATCGAAAGCCTACCCGTTAGAACTCTTGACGAAATGGCTTACAAGCTAAAGCAATTGCAAGCATACAAACGAGGAATCAATGTCACAGACCCAAAGCAGGCGGGAGAAATAAAAAAGGTTGATGATGCTATTGTCAAGCTAACTAGGGACATGGATAGGTTTACGGCATCAACCAAGCAAGCCAATGAGGTCACAAATGCCCTTACACGTTCGTGGAACTACATGAAGAATCGTATGGCATTCTATCTTACCATTGGTGCTAGCACGCAATTTGTAAAGGGTCTTATTGAGATTCGTGGTCAATATGAAATGACCGAACGCGCATTGGGCATTCTTGTTGATAGTGCGGAGCGTGGTTCTGAGATATTCCAAGAACTATCCCAAATGGCACTTATTTCGCCATACACACTAATTGAACTTTCACAGGCAGCAAAGCAACTTACGGCTTATGATGTTGCGGCAAAGGATGTTGTTGATACTACACGTCGTTTGGCAGATATGGCATCTGCGGTTGGTGTGCCTATTGACCGTCTTACATACGCATTGGGACAGGTAAAGGCTTATGGCTATCTTAATGCCCGTGATGCTCGTATGTTTGCCAATGCAGGTATTCCCCTTGTTCGTGAACTTGCAAACACCTATTCCGAACTTGAAGGTAAAGCGGTTAGTGTTGCTGATGTCTACGACAGAATCAAGAAAAAGGCAATTAGCTACAACGACGTGATGACCGTTGTAACCAGCCTAACCGATGAGGGTGGTAAGTATTTCAACTTCCAAGCAAAGATGGCCGACACGCTAAAGGTGCGATTGGCAAACCTTACGCTTGCATGGAACAACATGCTTAATGAAATCGGAAAGGAAAGCCAAGGAATGCTCACTACTGGCATTAATGCATTAAAAACATTATTCTTGCATTGGCGCGAATTCGACAGGGCACTTAAAAATGTCGCATGGGCTGCAGGAATCGTTGTCGCCTTTAGAGCATTAAACGTCATACTTGTTAAAAGTGGTTTGCAATGGCGTATTCTTAGCAAGGAAATGACAACCGCTGGAATTGCTGGTTCATGGGCTTCAAAAAGAATATCCATGGTTGGCAAGTCTATTGGCGCACTTGTAAAAACGCCACTAACATGGTGGTCTTTGCTTGCCTTTGCCATTGTTGATGTTATTAACGCAATTTCAAATTGTGACGAGGCGACTAAACAACTAAACCAATCCATACGAGAAGGTGCAAAAAGCAACTATGATGACCTTGCAAAGTTTAGCGAGCGATACCAAGATGTTGCCGATAGTCTATATAGGACAGAAAAAAGGCAATCTGGCACAAAGAACGGGAAACCAGTTTACGCCGACACACTGATTCCTCAAGACATTAATAACGACGAAGCGAATAAAGCATGGGAAGCCATGCGCGAACAAATTGAACTTACATCTAAATCGGCGGACGAGCATATCGGCCGCTTGATGCAAATCGAAAATGTAAGCGAAAGACTACGCCAAGGATTTAAGTTAATCAATGAAATTAGCGTTGTGAGTGCCGCCTTAAAAGAGGTTGATGACGAAACTATTAAAGTGACGCAAGATTGGTCTAAATGGTGGAATCTGTGGGCTGGTTCGGATGGCTTGATAAGTAATCTTAAAGACTATCAGCACGAACTTGGCAATGTCATCAAGCAATATGGTAGCGTTAATGCTTTGTTAGAAAAGTCTACGGTACTACAAAAAGATGGCACAAGGACACTTGCTGCAAATGTCGCAAACAACTATAGAGAAGATTTTGCTAGCTTGTCCGCGGCGTTTTCTAAAGTTAGGGAAGATGTCGAGGTGACAACCCAATCTATTGTCAATTTTATCAACATGAAAGGTTGGGGAGGCAATACGGATAGGATTACCGAGGTGTTCTCACAAATCACAAGCAAACTTGTTGCCGAAAACCAACTTGACCCGCAGCATGCTTTTACATTGCAAATGCTTGTCGAAGAACAAAAGACAAAGGCGATGCAAGAGGCATACAAGATTCGTATTGCCGACGAAAAAGCTGCGCTTGCACATGCTAGAGATGAGAATGCCCGTGCGGATATTCAAGCAAGAATTGACACATTAGCCGAGGAACAAAAGTTCTTTAATAGCAACACCGCCGAAAGCCGTGTTCGTTGGGCAAACTTTACCAAGTGGATGAAGGAACAACACATGTCAGACATGACAGAAATGTTCCGAGGAATGGATGCCAATCAAATCAAATCACTTGATTTCCAAAAAGGCGAATACTACAAGTGGGTTAGTGACCTTGCAAAGCAGTATGCCAAACAAAATGGCGAATCGTACGAAAGCGTATTCAATCAATTAAGAAACTATATCTTAAATGCAAACCAATGGAGCATATTTATCCCATTGACTATTGGAACTGGTGAAGAAAAACGCGTTATAGATATTCTTAACGAGGCTGATTCGCAAGTACAAAAGGCAACATCAAACATTGAACGCTTAAAGCGGCGTAGGGATGAACTTGCTAAAGCAGGTGGTTTAAGTGGTGACTACGAAACGGCAAAAGAATACTCAAAAGTCATCAAGGAAATAGAGGACAACGAAAAAGACCTTGCTAGAGCCGAAGCCAAAGGTGGTCATGACAAGAAACAAGAAGCAAAAGACAGGAAAGCCGAAGATAAATCACGCCGTGACGCAGCAAAACAACAACGGCAAGAGGAAAGTGAGTTACAAAAAGCCTTGCGCGAGGAACTTTCCCTTATTGACAAGGTTCGTTCTACATACAAGAAACTTGTCAAGGAAGGCGTTGATTCCGAAACCGCAATACAAGAGTCTATTGATGGCTATGACAAGTCGGTAACATCTATCAACAAGACATTCCAAAAGTTTGGTCTTGGCGAACTACAACTGAAAAAGTTTGTCGGCGTAGCCAATCCACGCGAAATCATGAACATGTTGCAAACGCAACTTGATTCACTTGTTGCATCGGGAAAGGCAAAGCCAGCGGAAATCAAAGACTTGGAGGTGAAAATCAAGGAAATCAAGATTGATGCCATTTCCTATGACCACAAGAAAATCACCGAGGGTCTAAACAACGAACTTTCAAAGCTAAAGGACGAATATGAACTTGCAGTAGAATTGGATGCAAATCACGAACTCGGTGATGTGTTTGCCAACCTATTTGACATTGACTTAGAGGCATTGCCACACACCTTTGGCGAAGCATTGCACCGCGCAAACGAAATTGCCAAAAAGGAACTTGCAAAGCTAGGTGTAAACACTCCGTTTGACTTAATGAGAACCGATTTAAGCGGCGACACATGGATGGGTATAGACACGCAAAGCGAACCCATGCAAAAGCTAATACAATGGCAAAAATCATTCCGTGACATGTTCAAGAAAAACATTGAAGACACGGAAAAGATGCTTGATGACTATGTAAAGAAATACGGTGACTACACGGATAAGATAGCGGAAATTGAAGCAGATAGACTTGAAAAGGTTAAAAAGCTCAATGAGGCATACTATACAGAGGAGATGCGCAAGCGACCCGAATACATAGCAAAGCTAAATGCCATTGAAAGTGGTGCGCAAAGGGAAAAAGGTGCGGCAAAGTTTGACGAGTTCAAGCAAAGCAGATTGTATATCGCGATGTTTGAAAATCTTGACACACTTTCCCAATCCACACTAATGGCGATTCGCAAACGTCTTATCGAACTGAAAGACGAAATGGGAACGCTTTCGCCCGAACAACTCAAGCAGGTCACGCAACAATTCGAGAAAATCAACGCCGAATTGATAGATAGAAACCCGTTTAAGGGGCTTATAAAGAACGTGCGGGACTATGCTAGGGCGGTTGGAAAACAAGGCAAGCAAGCGCAAAAAGACTTTGTTCAAGCGCAAAGAAACTATGACGAACAAGAAAAGATTGTTGAAGCAAAGAAAGTACAGCTTGAACAACTAAAGGCACAACAACCGTGGAACGTGG